GTCTGTCAATACCGCAGGGATAAAACGCCTTTTAAATAATGGCTCTCCTTCTTTTTTATGCCCCTTGGGATATAGTAGTGCTTGCCCAGTTTCTATATTGGTAGCTAAAAAAGACTGTCCCGGCGGGGCGGGATCAATAAACATTTTTTTAACCCATGCATGACCGGGGCCACCGGGGTTTGTAGTTGCACGCATATACGTAGGCAAGTCTCCTGCTGTGCTACGAAGTCGGGATCGCATATAATCCCAAGCAAACGGTGTATTCCACTGAGTCAACTCGTCGAAACCAATCCAACTAAACGCTTGGCCTTGATATCGTAAAACGTCTTCGTCCCGATCTAGATACGAGAACCAAAGTCTTGCGCCTGAGGGGGCAACCCACTGCATCTTTCTCTCTGACCATTTGATTCCGGGCCAGATTTTTGGATACATTTCTTGTGATTTCCACACTAACTCTCGTAATTCTTCATTGGTGTGTCGTAAGAGTAACCCACTAAATGAAGGATGACCCATGAAGCGCAATGGATCTGCCAACATAGCATAGGATTTACCTCCACCTGCCGCACCACCATATAAAACCTCTCGTTCTCCTGCCGCTAAAAACTCAGTCTGCGGCCCCTCATTCGGCTTAAAAATAACATTGAGTTCTTCTTCGGGACGGATTGGCTCAAATTCATCAGCTTCTTGAGGATTTTGTTTAACCTCAATGTTGGGCTGTTTCTGTATCCTCTTCTTCGATCCTCGACTTTCTCGCACCGAGCCTTGACCTTTCGATCTCTTCCGCTTTGGTGATCGCCTTTTCGTACCTTCTGGCCCATTCACGGAGAGTTGTAGCTCGTCTTTTATGGAATTGCTCACTATCTATTCTCTTTTTCAAACCCATGTGAGAAATCGAACGATTTGTTTGTTTGGTTAACCACTGCGCTACTTCTCGATAACTATATTGTTTTAGGTGCTCTTTCGCCTTTTCTAAAGCCCGTAGTTCACGAGGAATAGGTAAAAGCATATCTTTATCTTCTGGATCTTCTGCATAACCGAAAGGTACTGTTCTAGCTATTTTAGGGATCGGTAAAAAATCTTCGTCCCTAATAATGTCTTCCGGTTGTGGCAGTATCCATTTACCCGCAGATCTAATCATCGTCTTCTGTGCGCTTCGGAGGTAAAATCATCACTCCCCCTGTGGCATCTACTTTTAACTTTTCTGTTTTAACAATTCCAACTCGATCCATCACTTCTCTAGCGGCTTGTAATTTTTCTTTGATGCCAAGCTCTGTAGGATCAGACAACGCACCAACCACGGCCATTGCCGCACGAGGTGCAGACTGTGCAAGATACGTATTTGTTTTTTCTATAATTTCATCTTTCAACGCTTCGACAATCTGGGCTGTATGTTGATTGTCAGAATATCCTGCAAGACGTTTAGCCTCTACGATACTGCCCCCCGCCTCAACAAAGAGCACATCTAAAAACTTTTGTTGTTTCTCTGTTAACTTGCGCATTATCTATACTTCTTGCTTTTCCGTTTTGTGCCATCTGCTCTTGCTATTAAACCCCTAGCTTTAGCAGATGCCCGTTCTGTAAATCCTAATTTTTTACCAGCTTTAATTTTAGCACGTAATGTAGATAACTTAGGCTTTGGCATCTCGTTGCCTTTTCAATTGCTCTTTTGCTTTTTTAGCTAATCTAGCCTGTTCATGTTTGCCAGCAACTTTAGCCCGTTGCTCCAATACAGTTAATATCTGTATTTTTCTAGCGTACGGCTTTTTGATTCTTTTTACTTTAGCGATAGTTTTTTTGGCATCCGCTACTGTGGCAAAAGCAATGGACACAGTGTCTTTAGGATTTTCATCCGTATATAATCTTCGCCCACTACCTTTTGGTTTTTTACCTGTTCCTTTTGCTGGATCTTTTTTTGATGCCACTTAAAACTCCAGATAAAGTGCGTGCCTGACCAGCATGTGCTTTCGATGCTTTCTTCAAACTTTTCATTACTTTTTTTATTTTTGATGTGCTTCTTTTGTTGACTGCCATTTAACGATACCTTGATGTCTTCTTAGCTATCTTTTTAGGCTGTTTCGCAAATTGTTTGCCCGACGCTTTTGCTTTCCGTTTGGCTTTCGTAGTTGCGGCATATTCTTTGGATGAGAGCGCACGGATAGCCGCTGATGGCAGATAACGCTCCCCAGTGGCCTTTGGCCCTTGCGTCGAAGGCTTTCCTGATTTCGTACGCCACTTCTGCTTTGTCCAATCCTTTAAGCTTTTTTGTGACTTCTTGAGTGCCATCAGCTTTTGTAACCTCCTCCTGCTTTCTTATAGGAGGCGGCGAGCATTTGGGCTTTCCTTGCACTCCATTGACCGGGTGCTCCACCTTTTCCGCCAGCTTTGATGCGGTTAAATATCCGTTTCCGTAGGCCGGGTTTGGTATAATTGCCAGCTTCATTGACACGACTTTTTGTACCTCCCTTTGCCATGTTTACGGCATTCATTGGGCCACCTTTCGCTTTGCCCCCTTTCATGCTTTAATCCTCTCTGCTCGACCAGTATCCGTCACCATAACTATGAACTATCTCCTCTCCTGATTCGATGTCCCGTAAAGCTACAAAAACTATTAAGTCATTGTTTTCACTATCAGCGTACCACTCTGCATTCGGGTCATAGGAGTGATTGTACAGCATGGCGTAACCTAGAGGTGCTATCACCCTATCATCGTCTGTAAACGGTGATCCAAAAAGATAATCTTGCAAAAAAGCAGAATCATCTACATCATCATCTTCTACAGTGATGAAAGGGCAATACTCGATTACTTCGCCCTCTTCTATAAAATCAGAGGCAAAAACCCCATAACCATGAAGTTCAGAGGCGTTGACATTTATTTTTAGCAATTATTTTTTCTTCTTAGACATGCCACCACGCATCATCTTTTTCTTAGCCATTTTTGCCATGCCGCCACCTTTCATTTTTTTCTTCTTAGCCATTTTCGCCATGCCGCCACCCATCATTTTCTTTTTCATGGGCATACCACCACCACGCATCATTTTCTTTTTAGCCATTTTGGCTTTGCCGTTATGTCCGGGCATCTCGTAATCTCCTTCGTTCAACTACTAGGCTGTTGTATGTATCTTCTGGAAAGTTTGCGTAGTATCCGCTTTTTTCCAAACTTAATGCCGCATCATCTAGAACAGATAGACGTTGAACAAAGACCATAGCGTAATCGAGGTTTGAGTCCTCTAAACACTCTACTTCTTCTAGAAAATGCAACCCTGCTTCAGAAGGACTGTAGTCTGGATGAAATAACATTAAATGTAAGTCGGTTCCAGTAACTGACAATGCTTCATTGATACCATCACAAAAACCATCAAGGTATTCCATTTCTGGATAGTCTTCATCAGCCCAGATGACGATATCGAAATTATGCGTGCTGTATTGCTGTATTTGATCCACTAGGCCGTCAAGACCTGTATTTATGGAAAACTTAACTTTATCTTCAAGCCATGCCTTTTTTGCATATGGGCAAGGCGGTAACCCATTTAATTTTTCACACGGAACTTCTAAAAACTCGTGTGACCACTTTCGTATTTCATCCTCGATGTCAGACATCAAAGCCCATTTTACGAACTGCTTGTTTACCCTTTGGAGATTTAGCTAATGCTTTTAGTCCGGGGTTGGGCAGGTTATCTACGACAGAACCTCCTCCCACATACATGTGTGAACTTCGTTTGCCGCCAGCCATACCGCCATCTTTTAACTTGGTAGTATCTGATTTCATGCCTTCCATTTCTTTTTTCTTCATCATCTGAAAAAACTCTCGTGGATCTCTAGCGTTGATAGATTCCATTTCTGCCTTTGTGGGAGCGGCACTCATCGATGCCGCTGGATCACTTACAAAGTTTTTGTACGCCCTTTCTCTTTCAGTCATACTAGCAAACTTGCTGTTCATTTCTTTTTCCCTTTGAGGTTGTCAACCGTGAATCCTCCAGCCACAAAGCCTCCTCTATTTTTTAACAGCATCGTGCGAGAGTCCATTTTTTTACCCGCCATCCTTTTACGATATGCTGTTCTTTCTGCGGGACTCATCTCCATTATACGCTTGTTGTGTGCTTTCAACTCAGCACGACGTTTTGCCACTGCTTGTTCCGCTTCCGCTCTACTTGTTGTTTTAGGTATGCGTTTAGCGACTTCTTTTTTGACTTCCGCTTTATTTTTAGCTTTGGCTCTTGCCTCCGCTACTTTACGTCTGACGTATTCCGCATCAGCCTGTTTTGCTTGACGATCCTGTTTGCGTTTTTTAATTTCTGCTTTTTCCGCTTTTCCTGATCCACGACCGCTACCCGCCTGTTTGGGTTTCAGCAAGCCCTGCTCTCGTAAAAATTTAACAGGATCTTGACCGGGCTTTAATGTGGCATCGCCCAGCTTTTCTGCACTCAGCACACCGATTATAGCACCGGGGCCACTAGCCACTCTTGCGAGTTTAGCCGCCTTAGTAAGTCTTTCTCCTAATGGGCCTAAATCACGAGCGGTAACCTTGGGTGGTTTCTGCGGCCCGACATTACGAGCACGAGCCTCTTTAGCCTGTTTAGCTTCAGCCTCTTTGCGGATTTGTTGTGCTTTATTTTTAGCATCTTCTTTCTTAATCCTGCTCCGTGCTCTTCTCTTTGCATTCGCCGCATCTTTCTTTTTCTGCTCTTCGGTCTTCTTAGGCGAAGGCTTAGGAGGAGAAGTCTTTTTAGCAGTAGTCTTTTTAGCAGTAGTCTTTTTAGCAGTAGTCTTTTTAGCAGTAGTCTTTTTAGGAGTAGCTTTCTTAGTTTCAGCGGCCTTTGGCTCTGGCGTTTGCTTTGTCGTCGCTTTCTTTGTAGTTTTCTTTGTCGTTTTCTTCCCTTCAGCGGCTAACTTTTTACCTGCTTCTCTTATACGCTTCGCTTCTTTTTCTGCTTGTTCTTTTGCGTATTTAGCTTTATTAAGTTTACTTCTTTCCGCACGAGTTAACTTCTTCGTACCTTTAGCGGCTTTTTCTTTTAGACGCTTCGCTTCTTTTTCTGCTTGCTCTTTTGCGTATTTAGCTTTATTAATTTTACTTCTTTGCGCACGAGTCAGCTTCTTCGTAGTTTTCTTTTCTTCAGTCTGTTTCGGTTCCGGTTTAGGCGCACCTTTAGCTGTAGCTTTTTTAGCTGTCTTCTTCTTGCTTGTTTTCTTAGTTCCATCTTTTGCTTTCTTGGCTTCACGTTCCGCTTGTGCTTCCGCTTGAACTTGGGCATTGAACGCTTTGTTGTATGCCGTGCGCATCTGTTTAGGCAGTTCTTTCTTTTGCTCCAGTGTTAACTCAGGTAGTTTTTTACCTTCATTTAACAAGCTTTGAATTTTTGTAGCTTTTGTAGTTGTAGCTTTTTTAGGCTCTGGATCAGCTTGAGAAGTAGCAGGTGCTTTAGGAGCAGGAGCGGATGTTGCCTTTTTAGGTTTAGGTGGGGAGGGTCTTTTGGAACTAGGTAAAGGATTACCTGCTCGTCTAGCGTGCGCTCTCGCTTCAGAGGGAGTGCCGATATCCTTTTCTTTCATGTAGTCTACGACTTTTTTAAAATTTGGATCACCTTTTGTATTTTGATCTAGTCTGCGCTTGGTGTCTGGATCTAAGTCCGAGTACTTACTTGTTTCTTTAGCCATTGTTCCCTCTTACCATTTTTTACACGACCAGTAGCGTGCGGTAAATTTATCTGTCGCTGTGTCACAGTTGTGACGAGCACGGAATGATTTGCGTCTTGCGGGGTTATCCTTTTTGATTTCCATGTTAGGATCACCATATCGGATAAGTTTTATTTGATCGCCCTTTTTAGCGAGGACAGCGAATTTCTTTGGCCCACCAGAAGTACGCTTAGGTTTGTTAAACCCAGCGAATGTTTCACCACGATATTTGATACGACCGGATGCCAGCCGCTCTACATCTTTAGTTGTCGCCATTGTCTTTCGTATCTGTCCACCCCGCTTCTCGCATGTATTCTTCCACTTGTAAGAGAGAAAGCTCGCATTTAAAACGAGCCTCCAACGCTTCTCGCACGTAAAATACATCTGAGTGCGGTATATGTAGTGTATCTAGGGGAATGTTATTATTGATACAGTCGTAAAGAGCTTCAGTGAGATTTTCTTTGCGTGTTCGCATAGTTATAGCCACAAAGTTATGATTGTCAAGGAGAGATTTTTTTGTGGAGCACAGAAAAGGCCCACAAGTAGGAGTACTTCAATAGTAGCACAAAAAATAATCAGCTACAAATACATATGATGTGTTACATTTATTTGTGTCTTTAACAAGAAAATGTATTTTTTCTTTTTCTAGTGTCGGATTTTATTGTTTCACATCATGTGTATGTCGCTACGCTCCGTAGTTATATGCAAGACAAAAATCGTGTCAACCGCTAACTCCTTATATAGTATAAATTTATAAGTATCGTGTTTCTAATAGCCTCTAGTACATCGATAGAGAAAAACTATACTAAAGTGGTTTACACTTTAATTTTCCTAATCTGTGTATCTGTGTGTATATACGTACGTAGACCCCCCCCATGGCGCACGCCCGCCCGCACTGACACGCAGATTCCTGCACGTTTGCACACATTAGTGCGCTGTCTGCGCAGAATTTGGGTGTGTGCTTGCGCTATGTGTATGATTTTCCAAAGGAAAATACCAAAGCATCAAATGATATGGAATCATTTGCGTTAAAAACCAAGCCGATGCAGTGCCGAGACTCACAATTTTGTGACTCAGAACCCCTTCTGGTGCATACATTTGCACACACTATACCCCCACACACCGAAAGGGCAGATCGGTAAAACACCTTCGGTGAAAAAAACACTTGACATAAACATTTGAAATCCGGCATAATGGAAAAACGTCGAGGACATTCCGTCCCGACCCAGATGCCAAATGGAGGCACACATGAGCAAGCAAAAGACAAACGTCGTCGCAGTCGAATCAATCGTAAACGCACAGACATCACCCAAGCGCAAGCCGGGTGCAGACAAGCGTGTGACGGCTTCAGCCGATGTCACCGAGATGTTGCAAGCACAGAAGGAGCACAACAGACTCAATCTCACGGAGCGTGCGCAGATGGCGTGTGAGCACTTTGCCGAGCGTGAGGAAGTGAAGCAGAACTGGCTACCGCAGATTGCCGAAGATGGTCAGGTGATTCTTGACTTCAAGAATCTCTACACGGACACGAAAGTCTTCGGTGCGAAGATGGACGAGCACTTCCCGAACGTGTCCGTGAACGACCGCAGGATAGCGATGAAATTTGCTGAAAACTACGACAAGATCATGGATCTTCGTGAGCGTTCAGCGTACGAGCCTAACCTGTACGAGGACATGTGCAACGCCAAAGGCGTCAAGCCCATCAAGTCGCACAGCTTCCAAAGCTCCAATCCGCAGGTACTCGTGGAGACATACCGCAAGTGTGCGCCAGTGGAAGAGGGTGGAGCACCTGTTGAGAACAGATCACCACGCACACCCACAGGCGAGAGCACAGGTGAAGCTGAGTCACATCC